GCCGATCTTTTATGGCTGGCTTCCGAATGGGGCGCATCGCTACTATGGCGGACGCAAGCAGGACACCGTCTGGGAGATAGATCGCCCGGTCGCCTCGCCAGAGCATCCGACCATGAAGCCAATCGAGCTTGTGCAGCGGGCAGTTGAGAACTCTTCGAAGCTTGGCCTTGTTGTCTATGACCCCTTCCTCGGCTCCGGTACCACCCTGATCGCCGCCCAGCGCACCGGACGCCGCTGCTATGGGATCGAAATTGAACCTCGGTACGCTGACGTCATCCTCGCCCGCTTCGAGGCCGAGACCGGCATCGCCCCGGTTTGCGTCAGGGAGTTTGCCTGATGGCCGCGACCAAGCGCACGCCGGCCCAGATCGACGCCGATCGGGTCGAGATTGCCCGGCGCTATCTCCGGGGTGAGACGCAGGCCGCGATCGCCGTCGTGCTCCGCACCACGCGCCAGATGGTGGGCTACGACCTGGCCGCCGTGATTGTCCAGTGGCGGGCGTCGTCGCTGCGGGACATCACACAAGCCAAGGCCGAGGAACTGGCGCGCATCAATCACCTGGAGGTGACGTACTGGCAGGCCTGGGAGGACAGTCGCGAGGACAAAGAGATCGCCACGCAGAAGCAGAGCGGCGCGGGGGATGCGACGAAAAAGGAAGTCAGCTTGCGGAAGGAAGGACAGGCCGGCAGCCCGGCGTTCCTGGCGGGCGTGCAGTGGTGCATTGAGCGGCGGTGTCATCTCCTGGGACTGGACGCACCGATCAAGCTGGAGCAGAGCGGCGACGTGACCGTCAAGATCCTTCGTGGTGTCTCGATGGACGAGTTATGAGCTATTCGATTGCCGAGCTGACACCCACCAGTCGCGCCGGCTATGCTCCGCGTGGTGCCGCGGCTGCCGTGTGGCGCTCGCACGCGCCGGAGGTGGTCATCTCGGGACCAGCGGAGACCGGCAAGACGTATAGCACGCTCCACAAGCTCGATGCCTGCATGTGGAAGTATCCCGGTGCCCAGGCTGCCCTGGTGCGCAAGACGCGCAAGAGCATGACCGGCAGTGTGCTCAGCTCCTACGAAAACAAGGTGCTGGGCAAGGGCTCGCCGGTCGTCCCGTACGGCGGCAAGAGCCCGGAGTGGTACGACTATCCCAACGGCTCCCGCGTCTACGTCGGCGGCATGGATAACCCCGACAAGGTGCTCAGCTCCGAGCGCGACCTGATCCTGGTCAACCAGGCCGAGGAGCTGACCATCGACGACTGGGAGAAGCTGACCACGCGTGCGACGGGCCGCGCCGGGAACATGCCCTACGCCCAGGTCATCGGGGATTGCAACCCTGGCCCGCCGACGCACTGGATCAAACAGCGGGCGCGCTTGCAGCTCCTGGAGTCGCGCCACGAAGATAACCCGGTGCTCTTTGATGCGGCGGGCATCATCACGGCGCAGGGCAGGCGGACCCTGAGCGTGCTGGACAACCTGACCGGCGTGCGCTACCGCCGGCTGCGTCTCGGCCAGTGGGCCGCATCCGAGGGCGCGGTGTATGAGGACTGGGATACGGCGATCAACCTGGTCGACCGCTTCCCTATCCCCGACGCCTGGCGGCGCATCCGCGTGATCGACTTCGGCTACACCAACCCGTTCGTCTGCCAGTGGTGGGCCATCGACGGCGACGGGCGGATGTACCTGTACCGCGAGCTGTACATGTCGCAGCGCACGGTCGCGACACACCTCCCGCTGATCAACCGTCTGAGCGCAGGCGAGCAGATCGAGGTCACCATCAGCGACCATGACGCCGAGGACCGCGCAACCCTCCGCGAGGGCACGACGAACCCGGACGGGACGGCGGTCCCCGGTATCGCCACCATCGCCGCCGACAAGGCCGTAAGCCGGGGTATCCAGAAGGTCCAGGACCGTCTGAAGAAGGCGGGCGATGGCAAGCCGCGCCTGGTCGTGCTGCGTGACAGCCTGGTCGAGGCCGATCCGGTCCTGCTCGAACAGCGCAAGCCGGTCTGTACCGCGCAGGAGTTCGATAGCTATGTCTGGCAGAAGGCCGCCGATGGCCGTGCGACCAAAGAGGAGCCCGTGAAGCTCAACGATCACGGCATGGACACCCTGCGCTACGGCGTGATGTACATCGACGCCGGGATGAACCCCGCCGGCATGATCAGCACCGTCGAGCTGGACACGTACGACGAGGAGGTGGACCTGTGGGACTCCTTGATCTCCTAGCCACCCGCTTCCCCGGTCTCGTCGCCGCCAAAGCCACGCCCGCCCCATCGTCCAGTTCGGGCCGCTGGCGCGAGTCTGAGGCCGAGAGCGAGAAGTTCACCATCCCCGGCGGCGAGACGGTCAAGCGCCAGACCGAGCTGTACAAGAAGCTCTCCTGGGTCCAGATCGCCATTGGCGCGGTGGCCCAGACCGTGGCGACCACGCCCTTCTCGGTCAAGCAGCTCGTGGGCGAGGACGAAAAGAACATCCCCAACCATGCCTTCGAGTTGCTGTTGCGCAAGCCCAACCCGCTCCAGTCGCGCTTCGAGTTCCTGTACGCGACCGCTGCGTGGAAGCGCCTCACCGGCAATTATTACTGGTGGCTGAACCGGGCCAGCGAGCGCGATGCGCCCAGCGAGCTGTGGATCATCCCCAGTCACAAGATCAAGCCCGTGCCCGACGGCAACCTGTTCCTCAGGGGCTACCTCTACGACGCCGGGACCGGCCTCCAACCGATCACGCTTGAGCCGTGGGAGGTGATGCACGGCTTTACCTTCAACCCGCTCAGTATGTTTGTGGGGCTCAGTCCGATCGAGGCGCTGGCCGTGACCGCGACGGGTGACCTCAAAATGCAGGAGTGGAACACCAACTTCTTCGGGCGCGACAATGCCAAGATGCCCGGCTTCCTGGGCTTTGCGGATGCCATCGGCGACGGCGACTGGGCGCGCATGAAGGCCGAGACCAAGGCCGAGCATGGCGGGACCAAGCGGGCGCTGATGATGCTGCGCGGCGTGGGCAAGGGCGGCGTCGAGTGGGTCAACACCGGCATGTCGCAGACCGACATGGAGTTCATCGCCGGGCGGGACCACAACAAAGAGGAGATCTGGAGCCTGTACGCGCCGGGCCTCGCCTCGATGCTCGCCATCAACGCCACCGAGGCGAATAGCACCTCTGGGCGCGCGACGTTCCTGGAGCTGGCCGTCTGGCCGGAGTGCGTCGGCCTGCACGAAAAAGTGAGCAACGATCTCCTGCCGGCGTATGGCCTCGATCTCGCGGGCGAGTTCGACGATATCCGCCACACCGACCGCACGCTGGAGCTCGAGGAGCAGAAGGCCTACGAACGCACGCATACCATCGACGAGAGCCGCAAGAAGTACGGCGGCGACGCGGGTATCGGCGACGAGCGTGGGACGCTCCTCGTGGCCGAAGTGCCGACAGCCCGCGTGACGGCACACGATACCAGCGCGGCGGTGGCCGACCAGACCGCGCTCGCGAAGCCACCCGAGCCCGTGGCCGGTGAGCCTGCACCGGGCCAGCCCGCCGTCAGCCCGGGTGAGGCCGCAGTCGCCACGGCGAACAAAGCGGCGGACCTCGACAAATGGCAGCGCAAGGCGACGAAGGCGCTACGGCAAGGCAAGTCGCCCGCCGTGGCCTTTGAAAGTGAGCATCTGAGTTATGCGGAAAGCACGAGCATTGAAACGGCGCTTGCGGACGCTGGCAGCGAGGAAGCAGTCAAGGCAGCGTTCGCGTTGGATCTTGCCACCGCCGACGTTCGGCGTCGTGGAAACACTCCTGACCTACACGACCACGCTCACGAACGGCATCCTGATCCGGACGCTGCTACCAAGGCTGCCGACCTGACCCCTGCTGAGACGGCCCTGATGGATCGCCTGCGGGCCATCCTGACTCAGCACGGCAAGCTGGCCGCAGCGTCGGTCATCAACGGCAGCATTCCGCCCCTGGACACGCTGAGTAGTGACCTCAGTGCGGCGATCCAGACCGCGCTCCTCCAGACCGTGATCGAGCAGGCAACGGTGCTGGCCGACACGATCGGACCGTCGTTCGATGGCACGGTGCTATCCAATACTGCCAGCGAGTGGGCCGCAACCTACACGTATGACCTGGTGGGTGGCATCACCGACAGCACCCGCACGGCCCTCCAGAAGGCCGTTGCAAGCTATCAGGCGTCGCCCGGTATGACCAAAGACGACGTCGTGGGGCGGCTCGCGCCCGTGTTTGGGGAGCGGCGCGCGGAGACCATCGCCGTGACCGAGATCACCCGCGCAGCTGCGCAAGGGGCCGCGCAGTATCAAAGCTACCTGGCTGACGCGGGCGTGACCATGGAGCGGGTCTGGAACACGAGTGCTGACGACCGGCAGTGTGCCATCTGTGGCCCGATGAACCGCAAGCCTGAGAGTGAGTGGGGCGACAAAGCGATCCCGGCGCATCCGAAGTGCCGGTGCTTTGTGACCCTCAGGAGTGTGAAGGCATGAGCAACCTCACCGTCATCGGGCTCGACGCGGCGCTGCGTGAGCTGAGTCCCCAGCGCCTGCAAACGGCCATCGGCGATGTGCTCATGGCGGTCGCGGCATCTACTCAAGATTTGATCGCGCCCTACCCGCCGCAGTCCCATCGCAAGCAGCCGTTCAAGACGGCCAAGTCACGCCGCTGGTTCTTCGCCAACCTGCGCGCCGGGACGATCCAGGTGCCCTACGTGCGGGGCGGCCTGAACAGCCAGACCCTCGGGCGGCGCTGGCACATCAACCGCGTGAGTGCGCTGCAGGCCGTCCTGGTGAACGATGCGACCTATGCCGACCTCGTGCATGGCGCGGAGACGCAGACGGCGTACATGCGCGATACGGGATGGAAGACGGATGAGGGCGTGGCCCAGGAGATCCAGTCCAGCGGGGTTATCGAGCGTATTGCGGGCCAGGTGCTCGCGCAGTTGTATACGGGCTAAGGAGCAGCGCTATGGGAGTCCAGGAAAGCAGAAATATCAGTGCGACGATCCTCAGCGGGCAGACCAAGAGCGCGGCCGTGTCGTTGGCTGGCTTCACGCTGACCGGCATCATCACGCCCGCCGCGCTCGACGGGACCAGCCTCAGCTTCGACGTGAGCGCTGACGGATCGACGTTCGTCCCGCTCTACGATAGCACCAATACGGCACAGACCGTCACCGCCGGGGTGTCGCGCGGGTATGCACTCAATCCGCAGGTGTTTATGAATTGGAATCAGATCAAGGTGGTGAGCAACGCGTCAGAGAGCGCCGATCATGTCATCACGCTTGTTGCGAGGCCAACAGCATGAGCCTCCTGACAACCCTCGCCATTGGTGGTGGTGGCGGCCTCCTTCAGGCAGACACCGACCTTCTGTATCCCGCCTTCGCCGGTGGCAACGTCGCGGGTGGAGGCAGCGCAGCGGCTCCAAGCCTCGTCACGCCGAACGGAAACGGAACGCTACGGAGCTTGCCAGCCGTCGCAGTATCGTCGGCCAGTAGTTCATTTTGGGCATACAAAAATCTCAATGCGGCAACGTGGGCTGCTGGCATTGC